GACATAAGCAACCTTCGGGGCGAGATAAACGGCGACCTTCGGGGTGACATAAGCAACCTTCAGGGCTACATAAACAGCGAACTTCGGGGCTACATAAGCGGACTTTGGGGCTACATAAACAGCGAACTTCGGGGTAACATAAGCGGACTTTGGGGTGACATAAGCAGCGGACTTTGGGGCGAGATAAACAGCGAACTTCGGGGCGAGATAAGCGGAATTCGGGGTAATTGCGCTAATATTATAGGTAATATAGATGAGTGCGAATTAACAGAGGAAGAAAGAAGTAAAGGCGTGAAAATTATAGATTTAATTATTTAAAATTATTCTTTAAACGCCAATTCAGGCATAGACTTGGGGAACAAGTAAGGATTTAGTGGAAAAAGTTTTTAAAAGTTTGACTCGCGCAGAAATTATAAAATTATTAGAAAATAAATTATGACTAAAAAACAAAATTGCAGAAAATGTGAAACTGAATTTGATTTAAACGATTCGTTGGTCGGAGATATTGAAGGTATTTGCCAAGATTGTTGGGAAGAGGAAGTTCATCAAGGCAATAGTAGATATATAAAAAATAATATGACTAAACAAATATGGCTTGAAGAATGTGATGGTTTTGGTTTTAAAAACCTATGACTAAACAACAAAAAATTGAATTAAGTGAAAAAATAATTAACTATCTTTTAATTGAAGAAATGATTATTAAAACTATGACTAATTGTGATATAAACCCAATGAGTAAGGAATTTACAAATGAAATTCAGAGGAGGGGACTTATTAGAGACGGATATTTTTAATTTTAAAAACAAAAAAGCGGAGTAATTAACTTCGCCCTTGACAAATTATTTTTTTCTGCTTATAATGAATTTATAATTTTATGAGGGACATAACTTTGATTTTGTTTTGAACAAATAAAATTTATGTCCCTTTTTTGTTTCAAAACTTTTTTCTCGGCGCGCGACAAAACCTTATCCTCTTAACAGGGGATAGGGTTTTGTTTTTTTATTATGACTAACAAACAAAATAAATTATTGATTACAATACTTTATTCTATTGTCAGGACAATAGAATATGATCAATATGGTCAAGTTGAGTCTGTGTTCCATCCCAACGGTAAGGATTACATTATCAATTTAAAGGATAAAATTAAAGAATTGAATTTTATTTTTAATGACCAATAAAATTATTTTAGAATATTTGTTTAATTCAATTAAAGTTTTCGGGATTTTATTTATTTTTATTGTTTTGATTTTGGTTTTTACGCTTTTGTTTTTTATGTTTTTTGGAAATTAAAATGAAGTGGAAAAATGAAAAAAGAAAATTAAGCGAGTTAAAAGAGATGCAAGGCAATCCGCGCAAGGGAACAGAGAAACAGGCGCAAGATTTAATTAAAAGTTTAGAGAAATTTAATTTAGCCGATCCGAAAAATTAATTTCTATTTTTTCTGAAATAGAAAAATAAAATAATATGGGACGACATAAAGGAACGCCTAAAACAGGCGGCCGTCAAAAAGGTAAAAAAAATAAAATTACTGAAAAAAAAAAATAGCTGAAGCGGAAGCTCTGCAATTTTTAATTAAAGAATATTTGAAAGATTTTAAAGAGTTTATTGAAGCGAAAAAAGCAGTGGCTAAAGGAGTTTATTTTTTAAAGCCGATTAAAAAAGATGGAAAAGTCATAGATGTAAAAGTGTATAAAACTAAACCAGACAATCAAGCCATAGAACAGATTTTTGACAGGGTTATCGGCAAATCGACAGAAAATTTGGACTTAACAAGCGCTGGCGAAAAAATAGAGGGCTTTACTTACATCGTTCCAAAAAATGAAACCTAATATTAAGCCATTATACAAACAACATTTAGCCTATCAGGCGCTACAGAATAAGATAACAAGATTTGTGGTATTTGGCGGCGGGGCGGGCGGCGGTAAGACTTGGCTGGGGTGTGAATGGCTATTGACTAATTGTTATTTTTATCCACAAACAAAATGGTTTATAGGTAGAAACGAGCTTACAAGGCTGATGGGCTCAAGCTATATAACTTTTTTGAAAGTTTGTCAACACCATAAAATTCCAAAAAATGTTTGGAAATTGAATGGCAAATATAATTATATCATATTCAGAAATGGCTCAAGAATTGACCTATTGGATGTGGCAAATAAGCCGAGCGATCCGTTATTTGAACGGTTTGGGTCATTAGAATACACAGGGGGCTGGTTAGAAGAAGCGGGAGAAATAGCATTTTTAGCTTTTGATGTTTTAAAAACAAGGATTGGACGGCATTTGAATAAAGAATTCAATTTATTTCCGTCCAAAATGCTTATAACTTGCAATCCTAAGAAGGGCTGGCTCTACCGAGACGTTTATAAACCAAATAAGTTGGGAGAATTGCCTGAGGAATACGCATTCATTCAATCACTTTATCAAGATAATCACTATACCGCTAAAGAATATGGCCGCAATTTACAGGGCATTAAGGATTTAGCGACTAAGCAGCGGTTGATGTTCGGCAACTGGGAGTATGACGATGATCCCGGCGCGCTGATAAGATTTGAGAATATCGTTGATTTATTTACTAACAGCGTCCCAAAAGAAGAGCATAAATATTTGTCTTGTGACGTGGCGAGATTTGGGCAAGATAAGACTGTGATATATCTTTGGCAAGGTTTTCAGGTCTATGAAATTAAAATTTATGAAAAACAAGGACTTGATAAAACAGCGCAAGCGATTAGAGATTTAGCGCAAAATGAACAGATACCTTACAGCCATATTATTGTTGACGAGGACGGCGTTGGCGGCGGCGTAGTGGATATTTTGAGCGGGATCAATGGTTTTGTTGGCAATTCTACACCTTTACTTAACCCGGCTAATCTGGAAAAAGAGAATTATAGAAATCTGCGGACTCAATGTTATTACGTTTTAGCGGATCAAATCAATCGGCACAGGATAGCGATTAAAACAGACGATAATAACTTTAGGGAAATGTTGACTGAGGAATTAGAGCAAGTCAAAGCCAAAGATTTAGATAAGGATCATAAATTATTATTAATTCCTAAAGATGAAGTTAAAGAATTGATAGGCCGCAGTCCTGATTACAGCGATTGTCTGATGATGCGAATGTGGTTTTTGTTAAAATTGACTGGCGAAGACGGCGCAGTTTTAACTCCCGCTATGCAAACTGAAGCCAGAGCCGCGCCGACAATACGAGACGGATTTGTGAATGAAGCAGAAATGATGTGGGAAAAAGAGCCAACAGATTGGCGATTGACTTAATAATCTAAAAAACCAAATGGCCAAAAAACCTAAAATATATCCTTTAGCTATTTATGACGAAAAAAATAAATTGATGGCTTGGCTTGATTTAAGAGGCAATTATCATTGCGCGCCGAAAAATAAAAAGAAAGTTGTCAAACTTTTTTCGGGAATTTATTTATTTTTAAAGTTTTTTGAAAATTTCTGTCTTAAAGATTTAAAAATTTATAAACTTTTGAATGCCACAAAAGTTTAAAAAAAACAAATGCAAAAACTAACGCTTAAAAATTATTTTTTAGCTGGTAATCCGGAATTAGACATTAAATCTCTGCAAGATTGGTTGTTTGTGATGAATTTAGGTGGTAGACAATCCAGACTGCGCAATAGATTTTTACTTTTGTTGATGCCAAGAATTAAAGAACTTGACGATGAAAGGATGAAATTAGCCGAGCAATTCAGTGAAAAAGACAAAGAGGGAAAAGTGATTTATTTACAAAATTTGCCCAACAAAAAAGGCGCGCCAACAGCCAAACAAATTGAAACGACAGACAAGTCTAAGGCCAATGCCTTTAAAATTAAAAATTTTGACGGCTACAATAAAGCCTATATTAATTATCTTAATGAGGATTTAATTTTAGATGTAAGCCCGGAAACTGAAGAAACGATTAATGGCGTTAAGGATATAATTTTGACCACTGATGAGAAATTTTTCGGCGTTAAGGCTAAAAGATACGATGAGATTTGCGAAAGTTTTGAAGGAATTAAATAAAAAGACAATGACTAAAAAAATTTTTAAATTATTTCGCTGGAGAATTTTTGAGGTTGAGACTTATAGCGATCAAGATGATAAGCCAATAGAATCGCCAAGAGGCAAGCCAGAGGGCATTGTTTTAGATTTTACTCCTGAAGATTTAAAAAAAGAAAATGAGAAAAAATAATTTATGGAATTTTTAATCAAAAAATACAAAGATGTCTCGCATCAGTCAATAGAAAAAATTAAACAAATGCAACGGAAGCATTCTCGCGATATTATTCAACCTTATGACCAAGAGGGGAAAGTTAACCCGGAATATCTTAAATATTACAGCGCCAAGAATATGCGCGTGAGCGATGACGATATTCGGTATTTGGCCAAGACCGGCCAAAAAAATTTAATTCAAAAAATACAAAATGATAAAAGAAATTAGAGCAAAAAATGGAGGCATTAGATTTAGAAATGTTTTTTGCGGTTGCGGTCAAGAATTGGCAATAGGTTATAATCCTAGTTATGATGTTGGCTGTATCAGTTGCCTTAAATGCCTTAAAAGCGTTAAAACAGGAAGTTTAAGTAAAAAATTTCTTAAACAATTTGAAAAAAAAATACAAAATGATAAAAAATGTTAAAAATAATAAAATATACAATCAGTCAAATAGAGAGGGGTTTGTCGCTGATGCCAGAAAATTTGCGCTGTAATTCTTGCGGAAAATTATTGTTTAAATACAGGCCATTGACAGGTTTTAATAAAATGGCTAAAATAAGAATAGAGATAAAATGCGAAAGATGCAAAAGTTTAAATTTATTTAATTTGATTTTTTAAAATGAAATAAAATAATTTTTCTAATTTTTTAAAAAATTAATTACAAAA